TCTTGCCACCCTTCCTGCGTGTTTAGGGTGTTGCTCTCATAGTAATCAGAAATCAACCGCATACACTCACCGACATACACCTTGCCAAAGAATTGGTTTATCTGTGAGTTCTTGTTTAGCTCACTAAATAAAGTGTTGGGTATGTCAATAGTATAAAACATTAATAAGCGTTGTAAAGGGTCTCAAGCTCCTGCAACCTACCACGAAGGCAAGAGCCGCAACTTGTTGGCTTCACGGAGTCTTTGAACACTCGGTTGTAGATTCTATTCACTTCCGTCTGTTCAATCGCAGTCACGGTGTTTCTGCCTCGCATCTTGCCAACAAACTCGTATTCTTCTTTGGTCAAGCATTCAGGCTTCCTGTACCTAAATAGCTTGTTCAGTTTCTCCTTACGGGCATCACAACCGCAGTCAACGCCTGTGGCTTCGCTAAACCAATCTACCGCAGCCTTGATGCCTGTGGCGGTTGTGATTTGCTCAATGGTATCACCCAAGCCGCTTGGCTTCTTTGTACGCTTCGTAGGTGTCTTGGCAGTCTTCTTGGATTCGCTCTCTTGCATTTTTTAGTGTGTTGAATATGGAACGTGCTGAAATCTTGGTCTCATCCGCTAAAGTACGGATGCTCATATCGGTGTTGTGGTACAGGGCAAATATCTTTTTGTCGTACCAATGCCAATCGGTTTGGGTTGACCACACCCTGTCGTAAAGTTGTATGAGCTGCACCTCTGCATCTTCGTTGGCCTCCTCGTAGATAAACTCCTCAAGGATGTCCACATCTACGAATTCAAATCTTGCTCTTTGGCGCATCAAGGTGGCGTACATATTGCGGAGCGTAACGTAGACAAAGAAGGTATTGACCTCCGTTTCGTTGTACATTATTTTCTCCGCGTCATCCACATATTTGTACAGTCTGACGTACATCTCCTGCACAAGCTCTTGGGCAAGGTCATCGCTTGCGCCAAAGCTCTTGCACATCCGAATCCAATCAGTCTGCCGCTTTGCTAATACTGCGAGGAGTCCCAAGTGATTTCTACAATTACAACAAACAGAGCAAATTGCACCGTGTGCATCACAATATCTTCTTCAAGATAATCGGTCTTTGACCAATTAGCCCCAACTACAAGTCCATAGATGGGGTAAAGTCCTACGTTAAAATTCATCAAATGTGCGTTTAAGAGTTAGATACAATTCCTTGTATTTAGATAACTCCGCTACCACCTCATTGAGTTTATTTAGTTCCTGCTCCATCGCCTCAAAGTCAGGCTTGTCAATACAGGCCATCGGGTTTTCTTCAAGAACGCAGCAGGCTACCTTGTAGTAGTGCTGATAGTCCCCGTAGATTAGTCGGTCTTTGTGCATCCTTACGGCATAGGCTACCGAGCTATGGTCTTTGTCTATGGCCTCACCTAACTCGTGGAGCGTGGCGTGGTTTCGGAATGCTGATACGAATGCTGCTCTTGCAGTAGATTCTTTGTGCGCTCGGCTGCCATTGTCTTGAAACCCAAGACGTGCAAAGTATTGCTCTTTAGATACTTTTAATTGACGTAGTTCAAATGGTCTCATTTGCATTTGCAGTGTTTAGCCCTGCCCTCTTTATGATTGGTTATTATTTTAGTTATCGGCATAGTGAAGTGCTTGTGATCTTTTAGTCTTTTGAACTTCATCTCACTCGCCCATTCCACTAAATTGTCATCTTTGTCTTGGATAATGGTGTAGTCAACCACGAGGTAGTCCACTCCATCTACTGCAAAGCATTCGTACTTTTGAAAGGGGGAGAATATCTGCCTCATAGATTGTCTTCTATTATCCCTTGCAGGCGTTGTATCTCGTAGTGCATCTGCTCGCTATCAACTCGCAGCTTGGCGTTGGCAAGGTACATCTCGTTCATCTTGCCCTCTGTGAATTGGCGGTAGTCAATGAACTGCTGCAATAGTAGGTCTGCGTAATGGCAACTCATAACGTGGTGCAGGATGTCATCTTGTACCTCTCTGCCTTTTGCTTTGTCTGCTGCTTGCTGCGCCAACCACATCGCGGTACCTGCAAGCATCAACTGCTTCTCCCTTATGTAAAGGTCGTGGGAGTCATCAGAAGGGTACATCGCTCGCAGGGGTTTCATCCGTTTTAATTGGCAGCAAGTTACGCCCGTTTATCACAAAGCCAACATTACCTAACACGCTCTGCAAAACAAGCGGAGTTTCAAGGGGCGTGATGCGCCCTCCCGATTCCATCTCCTTGACCTTCCTAACGTGGATATGGGTGTATATCCAATCGGTCTCGTGTGCAGCGAATCTGTGTATCACGATTACGCAGTCCGACCTGTTGCCCCACTTGCCGCCACCTTCAATGTCTGATGTGTTGGGAGGCATAGCCATCCCCTCGTACTTGTGGCCTTTGTAGAATGTCTTGCGCATTGCCTCCGTTACGGGGTGTGCGTTGACTATTGTGGTGACGTTGTTCTGATGTGCAAACACTCGAAGCGCAGATGCTACCTCATAATGGTATTCGTGCATCCCTGTCTTGCCTAATTTCTTTTGGTCTGTTGATAGGGAGTTGTATGGGTCTATCAAAGCACCTGTGTAGTTCCATTCGTTCTTGATAGAGTTCATTACCTCAAGAAGTTCAAAGGCGGTGAATAGCCTGTTGCCGTCTATGAATTGGAAGTACTCGTTGATGAAGTCAAGCTTGCGGTACATCATACCCTCATCAATCCCCTGTATGGGTTTGCATACCAAGAACTCAATCAGCTTGCGCTTGAGGCTCGGTACTTCGTTCTCTGCGGAGTAGATAAGCCACTTCTTGCCGAAGTTATACGACTGCAAGAGCATAAGGTAAAGCAGGGTGTGGGTTTTGCCCACGTTGGCGTGGCCGACCACTACGACGAACTCACCGTCTTTCAGGCGTAGGTATTGGTCTACCTCATAAACACCGAGCTTGCCCGTGTCGTAGTACTTGCCCTTGAGGGCGCGCTGAAGGTATGGTAACGAAGATTCGTTAGGTAGTAGGTCGGGATGTATCATTGATTCTGATTGGTTAGCAAATATAACAAAATAATTGACAAAAAAAAACCCCTCCGTAGAGGGGCTTCTCACACAACGACCTATTAAAAACCAATCAGAAAGGGTCGTTGCGATTTGCGAAGTGCTCGGTGTGTGATGCAGGGGCAGCACTCTGCCCTGTCATCCAAGCGTTAAAGGTCTCTGCATTGGCAAGGATGGTGTTCACATCGTGTTGCGCAGCACAAGCGTACTCAACCGCAGCCTTTAGAGCAACCTGTCGGATGATAGAAGCCGATCGGTCATCGTTGCCTTTGGGTGCAGCAGATGGCGTGTAGCCTCCACCACCACCAAAAGCATTGGCACGTTGGATTTTAACCGTGCCTTTCTCGTTCTTGGTGTACTCCACGTCTTCGCCTACGGCATAGGGTGGGGTTTGGGACTTGGCAAAGGCAGTACCGAAATCGCCATTGTCAAAGCGAACCTCAAGCTTGAATAAATCTTGCCATTGGCCTGTGGGTGTGATTGAAATAATTTTTGACATAATAGATTGGTTTTAGATAAATAGAATTGATTGCTGCTGCAAAACCTCAATACGAGCTTCAAGCTCTTGTACCTTGTTTTGTAGTGCTTGGATTTGTGCTTGTTGCACTTGCACCATCTCGGTGTAAACGTCTGAACTGAAAGATAAAGTCATAACTGATTGGTTTTAAGTTATGCAAATATACAACTTATTCTGATACCAACAAACCCGTGAAGGTTATTTCTGCCGTGTCTTTCCCAATACTTTGATCGTGTACCAACTTTAAGGAATGCACATACTTTCGGCTATCATCCTTCACGCCACCCCAAGTCTTGAATGTGTCAAGGGCAAACTTCACCGCCATTATCGCATTGTCAATATCGTATCGGTAGTTGACCTTGCAATGGATGTGTACGTCTTTTATCTCTTGCAGGTCATACTTCTCAAGCTGTGACATCACCTCTTTAGATACCAACTCCTTTGCCTTTACACGGGCAGTCCAATGCTTTGATGCATAGAAGGCGTTAAGGCTTGGAACCTTGCCAACGACAATCTTGTAGGTCAGTTGTCGGGTATCAGATATCCGCATTGGATGGCGAAGTGCAGGTCTATCTTGGCAATCTCACCGAGTAGCTCTTGTTCTTTGTACTTCGCCTGTTGGCGAGAGTTGTAATCGGAGTCGCAGTTAGCCATCAGCGTAGCGCACTCCTCAAGGATAAAGTCTATCTTCCTGCGTTTGGCAGGGTTAGTATAGTACTGCATATTTTCCTGTTGTTGTTTGGCTTCCTTCGCTTGTTGCGCTAATGGTTTGCTGCTCATCCTGTCGTTCAAGTTCAAAATTTAGGTGAGCGATGGCCTTTCTGATGTCATCGCAGATAGGGTTGTGAGGTTTCTTACCTGCTCTCATTAGGTAGGTGAGGGCAGTTCCAAGATTGTAATTGTCAGGTTGGAAGTCCATCACCACATCCTTCGCCTCTATCT